TGCTCTCGGCAAGGAGATAGACATTTTAGAACGTCAGGCAGAGATGGAAAAAAGACTGAATTCTCCGGTTAATACACCCGTTCTTGAAACACCTAAAACGAACGGTAATACAAAAACAGGCAGAGCAAGTGACGAATATAAGCAGGCATTTTGGAAGCTTATGAAGAATAATCAGCTGTCATATTCGGTGCATGATACATTGCAGATTGGTACTGACAGTGACGGCGGATATCTTGTTCCGGACGAATACGAGACAGTTCTTATTGACAAACTTGCCGATGAAAACATTATGCGAGGATTAACTACAATCATACCAAGTGCAAACGGTGATAAAAAGATTCCGGTAGTTGCATCTCACGGTGAGGCTGTGTGGACAGATGAAGGTTCAGAATACACTGAAAGCGATGATGAGTTCGGAACGGTATCTCTTGGAGCTCATAAGCTAAGTA